TCGGTATCGTTTAACCACTTAATAAACATCTCAACAGTGCAAATCTGAAACGACTCACCTGTATTGTGGTTATATACGTCAAACCATTGTGTTGGTTTCTTTTCTTCTTGCGTCATATCAATCTCCTAGTTGGTTAATCTTATCGAGCATATTCTCGATGTTTTCTTTTGCTTGCCAAACAAGTAGTCGGCTATGGTCGGCAACAACACCACGCTTGAGCGAAAACTCTAGTTGACTTTTGATTGCGTCTAAGTCTAAGGCTATCTTGCTCATGCATTGCTGTAGCAATAAGTGTTGTTCAGGGTCTGATAATGAGCCACTAAGTTCGTCGACTACCTCGTCGCTCTCGTGGTTGAACACAGGGAATCCGAGTTCTTTGGTTAATTCTAGTTTGTTCATACTACACCTCCGTTCTTTTAGGGTTAAGTTGCTTCAGGGTTTGTAAATCAGTAATAAGCACATAGTTGGACTTATTAAGTGGTGCTACGGTAAACTTGCGTTCTTTGGCTAGGTCATTGCCACAAGGCATGCATACTGCATAACCTAATTGCATACGCTCTAAGTCGTATGTGTCGCCACAAGAAAAACATCTTGGTATGTATTGCTTAAGCATAGTGCGATTCCTTTTGGTTTGGACAACCTGACTGAATGTCAGGCAGTCCGTCGTTATCATTGGTGGGAAAAAGCGATTGAGAAAAATGGTGCGTCGCTTGGCTTCTCGAAACTAACAACCATGTAATCAACAAGACCTTCCTTGTCGTACTTGTTAGGTATCCATTTGCCGTCTGCACCTTGTGACTGATAAGCACGAAACTCGTCAATGCGTGATTGCAGTTTGTCACGTTGTGTAGGTGTATAGCGCTCGGCAATATACATGGGTGAGCCGATTAGGCGATAGGTTAGAACGGCAGTAAGTGCAGTATTTTCTGAGATGGTTTGAGTGAGCATGATTAGCCTTTTATAAAGAACACGCCATACGAACTGCATCATCCGTATAGTCTTCGCTACGATTAAAGATAACTTCAAGAACAGAAACCCAAACCACCCAAATAAAATACGACTGGTCTAGTTCTGCTAAATTGCATTGGTCGTTGATAAACATGATTAACTCCAAAGTTGAGATGCGTATGTAGTAAGTACGCTATGGTTGTTGTCGTATATTGGTGCAATGAGTGTGCCTTGCAGATATACGATTGGGGTGATTGAGTATGGATAGCAGTTAACCCTGTACCCACCTAAGCAGGGTGTAATCCTGCAAAAAGAACCTGATGAATAATCTGACATAAAAACTCCTGAGTTATGGACAACCTGACTGAGTGTCAGAAAGTCCGTTGAAAAATGATGCTGAAGTACCACCAACATCAACTACCATTATAACACATAGTCCCACAAAAGTCAAGCGTTTGTCCATATATGCAGGTGTTAAGCAGGGCTAAGTTATTGATTCGTAAGGAATGTTTACTTTGTTCTACAATGTTATTTGGTGAAGAACAAATGGGTGGGGTCGTAAGTCTTTGATTTTGTTAAGTTAAAATGTGTTTGTTAGTATAATGTTATAAAGTTATATTGTTATAAAATATATATATCGAGAATCAAATTTATCTTGTGATGTTAAAGCACTGCGTGTTCACCATAGAAAACTGAATTTCAAAAAAGTAATTTTTTGGTCGGAACAATGCGAACAAACCGACAAAGCCCTGTTTATAAGGGTCTGCAAAGAACATTAGGTCGAACAAAGCATCAAAATTAGAACATTCAGCACCTAAAAATAGTGCTTGACAAGATTAAATAAATAGTGCATACTGCATAGCAGTATGCAATTAAACGCAACCCACTCGGGCTACAGCGTCGCTCACAACCAGTTCCCATAGTAAATTTAAAATAAATTAAAAAGTGCTTGACAAAAGCATAAAAAAAATGCATACTGCTTAGCAGTATGCAATTAAAAGGACAACCTGACCGAATGTCAGATTGTCCAAGCATTACTTATAATCCCTAAAGCCATTACTAACTGCGAACTCAAACAACTCTGAGTAAGACAAAGACTTGATATGCTCAGTAATTTCCTTGAGCAATTCCTTTTGCAATTCCTCATCTGCCTTGCTCTCGTCTTTTTTACGAGTTTCGATTTCTTTGGTAAGAGCCGTAACTTCCTTGAGCGATGCAAGCGTAGGCTTCGCAAGCAATGTTTGAATCTTGGACTGCAAGGCTTCGTTTGACTGATTCTCAAACGCACTACGTTGCTTAGCCTTTTGCTCAGCCCTTGCCTGAGCCTTGCGAATAGAATCAGGGTTATCCGATGCTGGCTTATCAATACCGAGTTTACGGAAAAAGCGTGATGAGCGCTGCTCGATTGCGTTTTTAGACAAGCCCTGACCCTCAAGGGTTTCAACAAACAAAATGCGACCCATTTCGTAACGAGCAAAAGACGGCTTTAAACCAATGATGCTTGCGAATGTTGCAATCGCTTGCTCGGAAGAATCCTCGCCCTCTACGAACGCAAGGGTTGAGGCGATAAGACTAGCATTTTCCTGCTCGTCAAACTGAGATAGCATCTCTGCTGTTTTTACTACTACTTTAGAATTACCTGACATAATAAAACTCCTCGCCATTTTGGTTGGACAACCTGACCGAATGTCAGAATGTCCGTGAATCGGGCAACGGCTTAACTCAATTCATAAGACCATTGTAACACAATGTCCCACATATGTCAAGGCTTTGTCCATTTGGCTACTTCAAAGCCGACAGGCTACAGCGTCGCTTACAACCAGTTCCCTAATCTATAGGCAAAAAAATACCCAGTCCTAAGACTGGGCACTGTTCAAGCTGGGTGAGTTATTTATAACCTAGCTTTCTACTTAATTTATAGCATTTTTTATCTAAGGTATTTAGAATTGCTGCAAAATGAGTATCAATACTTTTAATATCACTTACTAATTGAGTTAACTCAACTAGCTGGTCTAATTGTTCCCTGCTAGGTTTAGTATGACGGTCTATAGAAAAATCAAAGCTGGGTTTAAAATCATTTAAATCTAATATAGCTCTTTTGATTACGTTTAGCTCACCATAATAGTTACCTAGTGTATCTAGAGCATTTTCTATATCAGCTTTATTACTTGTCACTACTTTTATATCTTTATACATTTTTGCTTTAGGGGGGGTGTTAAAAGAGTTTTCTGTATTTACACCAAAATTATCATAAGTCATTTTCTTTTAGCTGGGGTTATCCCCCAGCTATTCCATTAGTTAAGTTTAGATACCAGCTATTTCAAAATCATAGTCATTGAGTATTGCATGAATAGCTTCCAGCTTTTTTTCATCTAAGCATTTTTTAACTTCAGCTATAATGCTGGTTTGCATTGTCTTGATATTATCCATGCGATCTTTTAAACCTTCTTTACGCTTTTCTTCAATAGCTTTGAGAAAGGGCTTAGATTTGCTAACATTTTCTAATGTAGGCTTAGCCAATAGCATAGATACTTCAGCCTGTAACTCCTCGTATGACTTAGCTTTCAAGTCATCCAGCGTTGACTTAGCTTTCTCTCGCTGGTCTTGTTTAGCTTCAGCTTCTTTAGTGGCTTTCTTAGGCTTAGTTAAACCGTAAGCTTTCTCTAATCTACCAGCAAACCGAGACCATGCTTTAACTGTTGCATCTGAATCAATGGCGTAATTCTTACCAGCACTGTAACCTTTACACCATGCAATGCGCCCAGCTTCCCACAGCTCAAAGCTGGGTGACTCTTTTAATAGCTTAGCATGGCTAAGAATTGACTCGTCAGCTGTTAATTCACTATCAGCAAATGCTGACCCACATGATTCGAAGCCAGCCTGTAGTGCTGGGTCTAGTTGTATTACCGTATTTTCTACTGACATATAAAACTCCTATTTAGTTAAATACTTGTCGACAGGGATTGTCTCGAAGTGATGCTAGTATCCCACAATATCGCACATAAGTAAAGAACTATTTGACTTGATTGTCATACAGTCTTGAGACCCTTATAGTATAAGGGTTTGCTGGGGGTGCCTTGTTTGCTGGATTACCCAGAGGGATGAGACCCCCACACCCCGAATTAGACCGGTTAAGCTATAGCCTTTATACACAATAAAATGCACAGTCAATCCCAATTTTTCAAAGTTTCGGCGGCGGTAATAGTTAAGTAGTTATTCGCCTACTTGATGTTGGAAAACACCCCCCGTCATGTTTTAGTTTCACAATGCCCCACCCCCTATATAATTTCCGCCAAAACGTACTAAACTTATCCTATGCGCAAGGCCCCCGTCATGTTTTGGGTCCCCGGTAAACTTCTTGCCACTATATTATTTTTGTGTATAATGAGAACTAACTTAACCCACAAAAAGGTTATATGCCTGTTCAAATAGAACCGACAACTGAGCACAAACTAAAGCCTCGCCAGCAAGATGCGTCAATGAAAGACGTGTCTGATCACGCTCGAGTAATGGGTAACACTGCACTTCTTCTTCAAGAACTAGGTGACGACAAGACAATAGACTTATCCCCCCAAGAAAACTTGCAAGCTATTGAAATGTTTAAGCGGCTCGGCAAAAAATCAGATAGTAAAGAGCAAGAAGTTCAAGTTAAAGAACAAGTAAGGCAACCTGCCGTTGCATTAGCCCTTGGTAGATACTTAAGTGAGTACGAAAAACAAGTAATTCAGGATAAAGTGCAAGTAAGAACGGTTGTTATGAACCGTTTAATGGAAATTTCGCAAGAGGAAGACAGTAAAGTAGCCTTAAAAGCACTAGAATTGCTTGGAAAAGCATCAGATTTGTTCACAGAACGGTCAGAAATTACAATTACACACCAAACATCTGACGAATTAAAGCTTGCTTTGCGTGAAAAGATACGCCTTTTGATGGAAATGAACACTATAGATGCTACGCCTAAGTCTACAAGGCTAACAAACCAGCTTGATAACGACGTCATTGACGTAGAATCCAATGACAACAACAATTGAAACACTATCTAATGCGGACCTTGCGCAATTAGACCAAAATTTAGATAAATTAACCGAAGCGCAGATGCGCTCACTGCTAGAACATTTAAGCCATACGGTTAATGCTAAAGGCAAAGAGAATTGCCAAGAGAATTTTATGGACTTTGTACACAAAGTCTGGCCCAATTTTATTGACGGAGATCATCATGTTAAAATGGCTGCTGCTTTTGAAAAAGTTGCTCGTGGAGATTGTAAACGCCTTATTATTAATATGCCTCCACGTCATACTAAGTCTGAATTTGCTTCTTACCTACTACCTGCTTGGTTTTTGGGTAAATTTCCAGAAAAAAAGGTTATTCAAACATCACATACTGCAGAGCTTGCTGTCGGATTTGGGCGAAAAGTTAGAAACCTCGTCGATTCCGATTTGTATAAGTCTATATTCCCGGGTGTTGGACTTCAATCAGACAGTAAGGCTGCTGGAAGATGGGCGACAAACCAGAACGGAGACTATTTTGCTATCGGTACTGGAGGCGCTGTCACTGGGAAGGGCGCAGATATCCTCATCATTGATGACCCTCACTCGGAACAGGAAGCTACTTTAGCTGAATCTAACCCCGAGGTTTACGACAAGGTTTATGAGTGGTATACATCCGGACCAAGACAGCGTTTGCAACCAGGCGGAGCTATTATTATAGTTATGACACGCTGGTCAAAAAAAGATTTGACTGGACAAGTAATTAAAGCGGCTGCACAAAGGTCAGGTGAGGAGTGGGAAGTTATAGATTTTCCGGCTATTTTGCCTTCGGGTTTACCCTTATGGCCCGAGTTTTGGAACTTAGAAGAGCTCTTAGCATTACGGAATGAATTACCTAGCGGCAAATGGATGGCGCAGTATATGCAACAGCCAACCTCAGATGTGTCAGCTATTATTAAAAGGGAATGGTGGAAGTGGTGGGATGAGGAGAATCCACCAGAAATTAACTTTATTATTCAGTCTTGGGATACGGCGTTCCTTAAAACAGAGCGGTCAGACTATTCTGCATGTACAACATGGGGCGTATTTTATCTAGTTAATTCAGTTACAAAGAAGGAAGATGCTAATATAATCTTGCTTAATAGTTTTAAAAAGCGTATGGAGTTTCCTGAGCTTAAAATGCGAGCTGTTGAAGAGTGGAAGGAATGGGAGCCTGACTCAGTTATTATTGAGAAAAAAGCATCAGGTGCGCCACTTATTTTTGAACTTAGAAAGATGGGTATACCTGTACAAGAGGTTGAAGTTAACAGGGGTAACGATAAAGTATCAAGGCTTAATGCTGTTGCAGACGTATTTGCTAGTGGCAAAGTATGGGTTCCGTTTACACATTGGGCTGAAGAAGTAGTTGAAGAAGTTGCAAGTTTTCCATCAGGCGAGCATGATGACTTGGTGGATTCGACATCTCAGGCGATAATGAGATTTAGACGTGGTGGGTTTATCGTGTTAGACACCGATGAACCAGAAGAGGTTGTTTACTTTAAGTCTCGTAGGAATAAAGGATACTATTAATTATGGCAATAGATAAAAGTTTATACGCAGCGCCCCAAGGCATAGCTGCTATTAATAACGAAGAAGAACCAGACCTCGAGATAATAATCGAAGACCCAGAAGCTGTAGAGATTGACATAAATGGCGAACCCATTATGCGCATGGAGCAAGATGATAGCGAAGAAGGTTTTAATGACAACCTTGCTGAGTATATAGATGACGCAGTACTAACTCAATTAGCTAGTGACTTAATATCGGATTTTGAAGATGATGTTGCTTCCCGCAAAGACTGGATGCAGACTTACGTTGATGGACTAGAACTTCTTGGTATGAAGATTGAAGAACGATCTGAGCCGTGGGAAGGTGCTTGTGGTGTATATCACCCACTATTAAGTGAAGCACTTGTTAAGTTTCAAGCAGAAATGATTATTGAAACAATGCCACCAAGAGGTCCAGCTAAAATGGAAATCATTGGCAAAGAAACCCCTGAGAAGATGGAAGCGGCTCAACGGGTTGAAGAAGATATGAACTACCAGATTATGGATGTCATGGTTGAGTACCGTGCAGAACACGAGCGTATGTTATGGGGATTAGGTTTATCTGGTAATGCGTTTAAAAAAGTATATGAAGACCCTCACCTCGGCAGACAAGTATCAATGTTCTGTCCGGCGGAAGATGTAGTTGTTCCATATGGGGTATCTAGTTTAGAAGCAAGCCCACGTGTTACGCACGTAATGCGCAAGACAGAAAATGAACTTAAACGCTTACAGTATTCGGGTTTTTACCTAGATGTAGACTTAGGCGACCCTGTTAATAGTTTAGATGAAGTTGAAAAGAGAATTGCCGAACAAATGGGATTCCGTGCTACAACGGACGATAGATACAAGATTCTAGAGATGCACGTTGATTTAGACCTTGAAGGGTTTGAGGACGAAGAAGACGGTGAGCGAACTGGGCTTGCATTGCCATATGTAGTTACTATCGAGAAGGGTACACAACAAGTACTTTCAATCCGCAGAAACTGGAAAGAAAATGATGAACATAAACTTAAACGCAATCACTTCGTACATTACCCGTATATCCCGGGATTTGGGTTCTATGCTTTTGGTCTTATTCATCTTATTGGCGCTTTTGCCAAGTCTGGCACTTCCCTTATTCGTCAATTGGTCGACGCTGGAACGCTATCTAACTTGCCCGGTGGTTTCAAGACACGTGGTCTGCGAGTTAAAGGTGATGATACACCAATAGCCCCCGGCGAGTTTCGTGATGTTGATGTACCAAGTGGGGCAATGAAAGACAACATTATGCCCTTGCCTTATAAAGAGCCAAGTCAGGTTTTAATGGCTTTATTGGGTCAGATTGTTGAAGATGGACGTCGTTTTGCTAATACTGCAGATTTACAAGTAGCAGATATGGGCTCTGCTGGAGCACCGGTTGGGACAACCCTAGCTATCCTTGAGCGCACACTAAAAACAATGACAGCAGTTCAAGCTCGCATCCACTACTCAATGAAACAAGAACTACGCTTGTTAAAAGACATTATTCAGGAGAATTGCCCTGAAGAACCGGGGTATGATTACCAGCCAGAAGTTGGTAGCCGCAAAGCTAAAAAGTCTGATTATTCATTAGTAACTGTTATTCCAGTATCGGACCCCAATGCAGCAACAATGTCCCAAAAGATTGTGCAATACCAAGCAGTTTTGCAGTTAGCACAACAAGCACCCCAACTATATAATATGGCGCAGTTACACCGTCAGATGTTAGCGGTTCTTGGCATTAAGAATGCACAGAAACTTGTGATGCTAGACGAGGATAAAAAACCGGAAGACCCTGTAACTGAAAATCAAAATATATTGATGAGTAAACCAGTAAAAGCGTTTTTATATCAAGATCATGAAGCACACATTGCAGTACATATGGCAGCGGCGCAAGACCCCAAAATACTAGGTTTATTAGCACAAAACCCGCAAGCAAAAGCTATTGAAGCTGCTATGGCAGCCCACGTCACTGAACACCTTGCATATGCCTACCGTAAAAAAGTAGAACAAATGATGGGTATTGAGCTTCCGCTTAATAAAGACAATGAGGATGACCAAGAAGAAATTCCACGTGATATGGAAGTTCGCATCTCACAGATGGCAGCTCAAGCAGCACAACAACTATTGCAACAGAATCAAAATGAAGCACAGCAGCAGAAGAATCAACAAATGCAACAAGACCCGCTTATTCAGTTACAACAACAAGAATTAGCACTTAAAGGTCAAGAAGTTGAGCTTAAGATAAAACAACAGCAAATTGATGCAGCTTCTAAAGCCGACCAGCTTAGTATCGAGCGTGAACGGATTAGTTCACAAGAACGCATTGCAGGTTTAAATGCGGGTATTAAAGTAGAAGATAGCAAACGCAAACTTTCTGCACAGCAACAATCAGAAGGTCTACGCATCGGTGTTGATGTCGCTAAGCACAAAGCTGATATGGAGCGTCAGAGTAGACAGTCAAATCAATCAGGAGTAAAGCAACAGGAAAAGAAAGGCGATAAATGAACGCACTTGACACTCTAGTACAACAACTAGATGAGAAAGCAATGCAACTACAACAAGCATTGGCAGATGGGCGAGTGGAGTCTTTTGAAGAGTATAAAAAAGTGTGTGGTGAGATACGGGGTCTGCTGATCGCACGTGGATATGCATTAGACCTTAAACAACTAATGGAGAAGTCGGATGACTAACCTGAACCAAGCAGTAGATTTAACGGCACTTTTACACAAAAAAGCCGAAGAAAAGGCAACACAACTGCCAAAACCACAAGGGTACAGAATCTTGTGCGCAATACCTGAAGCAGAAAAAACTTTTGATGGTTCAACACTTGAGAAGGCAGATAGTACATTGCATTTTGAAGAGATGCTAACAACAGTATTGTTCGTTGTTGACCTTGGACCGGATTGTTATAAAGACGAGAAAAAGTTTCCTACAGGACCGTGGTGTAAAAAAGGCGATTTTGTTCTAGTTAGACCCAACGCAGGTACTAGGTTGGTAATACATGGACGAGAGTTTCGTTTAATTAATGATGATAGTGTTGAAGCTATTGTTGATGACCCACGTGGAATTAGGAGAAAATAATGGAAGAATTTAAATTCCCTGACGAAGTTGAGCAGGTTAAAATTGAAGCTAAAGACGACGATTTTGATATAACTATCGAAATTGAAGATGATACACCGCCCGAAGATAGGGGTCAAAAACCTTTACCTAAAGAGTTAGTTGATAAGCTTGAAGTTGATGAGTTAGACCAATATAGCCAACAAGCCCAAGAAAAGCTTAAGGCTATGAAAAAGGTTTGGCACGATGAACGACGTAGAGCTGACCAAGCTGAACGTGAACGTCAAGCAGCGTTAGATGCAACTCAAAGATTGCATGAGGAGAACAAACGCTTAAAAACAACACTTTCTAATGGTGAACGGGAATATCTAGATACTGCTAAAAATGCTAGTGAGTTACAGGTTGAAGTAGCTAAAAAAGCATATAAAGACGCCTTAGAGACCGGGGATTCAGATAGAATTGTTGAAGCCCAAGAAAAGTTAAATGACGCTAGTTTTAGAGCAAATCAAATAAAAAACTATCGACCCACTTTACAAGAACCCGAAAATGATGTACAAATACAACAAGAGCAGAAAAAACCACAAAGAGATGAAAATCTTGATGATTGGACACGCAGAAATCCTTGGTATGGTAGCAAGAAAAGTATGACTGCTTACGCATTAGGAGTACATGAAGAGTTAGCTGATGAATACGGCACAGCTTTTTTAGGTACTAAAAAGTATTATGAGCACATTGACAAAACAATGCGCAAAGTGTTTCCAGAGTATTTTAGTCCGCTGGAGGCACAAGATGAGCAAGAAACTGAGGTACAAAAACCACAGAAAAAAACAAGCACTGTAGTAGCTCCGGCGACACGCAGCACATCCTCCAAACAGGTAAAGCTTAAAGCGTCCGAACAAGCCATAGCTAAAAGGCTAGGTTTGACCAATGAGCAATACGTCCGTGAAATGTTAAAAATAGAAAGCCAAAGATGACTGATACAAATAGACTTACCCGTGAATTAGAAACCCGTGAAATACAAGAGCGTCCTAAACAGTGGATGCCTCCTGAACTTCTCCCTGAGCCAGACAAACAGGCTGGGTTCGCTTATCGGTGGATTCGTGTTTCAACATTAAACAATGCCGACCCTCGCAATGTCTCTTCCAAATTAAGAGAAGGCTGGGAGCCTGTATCTGTTGAAGAACAACCAAAATTTAAACTGTTAGCCTCTGGAGAAGGTCGATATAAAGACCATATCGAGATTGGCGGGCTATTACTTTGCAAAACTCCTGAAGAATTTGTGGGTCAACGTACGAAATATTACGAAAACCAAACACAAGCTCAGACGGATGCTGTGGATAATAGTTTAATGCGCCAAAGTGATCCTAGGATGCCACTCTTTAAAGAGAGCAAATCTGAAGTTCGTTTTGGTAAAGGAATTTAACTTTTAATTGGAGATTTTTATGTCTTATCCAGAAATAGCAGCACCCTATGGTCTAAAGCCCGTAAATCTTATTGGTGGACAAGTGTTCGCTGGATCAACTCGCAATTTCCCGATCCAGTACAACTACGCTACCCCTATTTTTTACGGCGATGCAGTAACATTAACCGCTGGTTATGCAACAATACCATCCTATCCTGTCAACTCAACTAACGTTGTT